CAACTTTAACAATTACTGAACGATCAGTAGCAAAATATTGTCCTATAATAAATGTAGTATTTGTTCCGTCTCCTACATAATTTTTAAACAAAATGTTAGGGGCTCCGCCAGATGGTCTATGGAATACTTTAATTGCTAGTGCATCAGTAATGTGTCCTGGAACAATTTCTTCCGGAGCATGACTAGTTGCTGGGGTAACAAAATCATCACCGTCAACATTAATATCTGCTGGCGCAAATCCCGTAGCAGATGTTAACACCGAACCGTTAAATGCACCACCTTGTAATTGTGTATCATATTCGTTAGGTTGTGGTAAAATACTTCCGTCACTTGTGCTCTTACGGAATATAACTTTGTCACCTTCGTAAATAGTTAAGTGTGCGTTAGGTATAGTAAACACCTTAGTTGAACCATTGCCTATAATTGTATGCATTACTACTTGCGGTTTATCTATCATAGGATAGGTTGTAAAATTTAAATCGTCAATTCTGATACCATTTACATATACATTAATTTCTTCGTTAACTTCTGGAATATAAGGCAAAGTATAGGTATATGTGCCGGCGGCAGCAATTGCAATATAATCATCAAATGTAACGTCAAACCCGTCCCAGCCGTCACTAAACCAAGGAAGAGCATCCCATCCTCCAGATGCTCCAAATCCTGTACCTTGAAGTTGTACTCCGTCATAATCTATCCCGTTCATTAACTGAGAAAGATCTTTACCTATCATGCCACTTGTTGGCTCATAGAAAAAGTTAATTCTATCAGCTGCTGACATGTGTTCAAAATTCTTTTCGTAAGTAATTCTAATTTTTTCGCCCACCGCAGGTGCAGTAGTTAATGTTAGCAATCCAGAATAACTTGTATAACCTTTATTAGTAGATTTTTTAGTTGTTAACTCATACTCACCACGTAACACATCAACTCCAGTTACACCATCAGCATCTGGATCAATGCCAACTGAATAGATTTTTACAGACAAATATTTTGTTAATTCTATTCGTGGACTCCATTTTAGGGCAAACTGTACACGCGACCCTGTGCCGGTAAATGTTTCAGTTTCAGTGCGTTCACTAATGTAATACGCACGAGTTATCCTATCAAACTTAATAGAAATCTTATTAGCTCTAACTACTTCACTTTCAATAATTGCTACTACAGTTGCAACAACTCCAGTTTCGGACAGGCCACCATCGATAGTAATCTTAGGAGCTTTAAGATATCCAGTACCGCCCGATAATAAATCAATGCGATTAATTTTACCGTTAGAAATATATGCTTTGGCTATTGCGCCTGTACCAAATCCACCTTCTATCCTAACTTGAGGTTGGCTAATATAACCATTGCCGCCATCAAATATTTCAATAGACTGTATAGTAAATCCCACATGGTCATACCAGTGTTTCCATGGATATGCAAGTATGTTGCTTGAGGGTGTTTCAATGATTCCTGAATTATTGACTGTAACATTTATTGGTGTAACAGTTAAATTATCATTAACAATAGGAATCAAATCAAAATCAGTTGTTGATTGTTGAGCATAATCAATTTTATTATAAGAACTAACATATTCTCTAATTTTTGTTCTATAAGGTTTTACTTCATTAATGTAATCTTCAAAATTAGATAGGTTATCGTTATTATACGTAACTTTTTCTTTTAGTTCTCCAACATTGTGAGTTGCCTTTACAAAACTAGTTTTAAAAGCCCAGTCAATAAAGACTTGTTCGTGTAATACATAACGTAAACTAGAGAAGAACAATTTTAAATATTCAACTCGAAGATTGTTAACAAGTATTTTATCTCTAATAGCTGTTATTATAATTCTTAATTCGGCGGCTGCAAAATTATCATATAATGATGCATCAAATAATTGATTATCAAATCCTACAGACGAATTAGCAAATGTATAGATGCTACTTGAAAATTGAATAGTTCCATTTTGTCTACCTATAACTTTATAATTTTGTGTATAATCAATTGTTGTTAAATTATTATATTTTTCCAATAACACCCAACCACCTGTGCCAATATTTTTTACTTTTACTATGCTACCAATATTTGCAGTTAAGGTAACAAGGTAATAGGTATTATCAACAAGATAATCAATCTTTGTAAACTGGGAATATCCTGTTGCATACCAATCAGTATAATTCCAAAATTTAGTTACATCGTATGATTGACTTCTTGAGCGATCCCAAACTTTATCTTTACTATTCCATGAATAGATGCTCCACTTATTAAAAGAATTAGCATCGCTTAAAACTAATACAGCAAACGGACGTACTACTAACATAGTATCATCAAAATATCCTCTACCTTGATTTTGTATTTTAACACTGGTAATTCTACCAACATTATCCAATACTGCTGTTAATGTTGCGCCAACGCCAGAACTTACTATTTTAATAAGCGGCGGGTTGACATATCCGTATCCTGGATTAGTTATAAGTACATCCGTTATAATTCCATTTTCAGTGACTGCGGTTAATTTTGCTTGAACTATTGTTGATGTTCCAATAAATTTTAATTCAGTATCAAAGTCTATAGTAGTATCCCATAACCCTGACACCGCAGACGGTAACGGGTCTGACAACATTAGATCACTTAGATCATAATCGTCAACAACTAAGTTTTCTAATACTACAGCATTTACACGCTCTATATATTGTTTAAGAGCCTCAACCCTATTAACAAACATGCCCTGTCTTGGTCTAAATTCAATTCCGTACTTATTTTTTGCCGGAAGGCTAGTATCAGGAACAACACGAGCATTACTATCTTTGCCAATTAAACTATCTATCCATTTATTTTCAATATTCTTTGGAATTATTGTGTTAGGATGTTCGCTTATAATCTTCCATTGACTATGGAGATTAATTTCATGATTGTCAATTAACCATGTTTGAATATTCAGAACTATATCAGTACCGTGCATTAAATTTTTAAAATTAACTAGGCTAAAACTGTTCGATCCTGTAGGTGCTATACAAGTATATCCATAACCGATAGGATCAGCAATTAAACTAGCAACATTTTCTGCAGATAAGATTCTTCCTGCAACATTCGGAGTTATTGTTTTATTCTTAACCCAGAAATAATATGTAGGAATTAATTTTTGTCCTACAGTGTCATACTTATTTTTAATACTATAAACAGCATCACCGTAACGACTCTTACCACTAATACCGGCAGCAAGTCCCTTGGTAGTATCAGCTAACTTATCCCATTCACTCGGTAGATACTTAGTTTCAACCCATTCGTAGATGTCAATGCTAGCAGTTTTATATAACTTGTTCCAAGTTGTTGATCTATAAACAACTTCGCCGCCTTGATTATCTATAAACTTAGCACGAGATAAATCCCACCATAGCATACCTATTTGCGATGTGGTCCAGTTTAAACCACTATCAACATTAACAGCATTGGTACCTATTGAGTATGTAGCCGGATCAAAATAAGTTTTGTAACGGATTTCTTGATCAGCGGGTCCTGGAATTTTACCTTGTATAGGATCTACTATATCTAAGTATGTTACTATACTGTTGGTTATTTTATTATATAGATATGCTTTTTTAACATTTGATATATTTGGTCTTGGTTGCTCTTGTACTGCTATAGTCCATGATCGTGCGGTAGGTAATTTAGCGTATGAATAAACTTCGCCTGTACTTGCTGGTGCACCTACTACAATAGTATTATTTCCAACTGCAATTGAATCGCCGTAGTTATCTGTTATTGAAATATCTGTATTGAGGCTTTCACCGTACAAAAACTTACTGCCATAAACATCATAGATGTCAACTCGTCCAGTGTCAGTATATCTAGAAAACACTACTAAAGTTGAATCGTTATTAGTAAATTGAACAGTAGTACCAAATTGTTCATTTTGTACTTTTAATCGGCTGTTGAGTTCTTGTAATAATGTATGTCCGGCTGACCCAAGCTCGTAGATACGAACTAGGCCAGTACCAGGATTGCCAATTTGCGGAATTCCTACCGCAAGTTGTTGTCCTGATTTAGATAGTGTAACACTATTTCCAAACTTATTCCCATTTAAAGTTCCAGTTAAATGAGGTCCAAATAAATTATATCCAGTCTCGCCTAATCGATAGACTATAACTGTTCCTTTATTAGTAGAAGGATAAGTTGGTTCAGACAACGCAATAGTAGAACCGTCTGCTGATAATGCAATATCACCATTGCCAAAAGGCAGAGGATCTACATAAATGTCCCAACTATTAGATGTGATAGTTTGATAGAAATACACAACATCAACTGCTGTAACTGCTAAAATATAAGTGTCATTTAGTTTAGCAAATGCTAACTTAGATCCAAATGTCTCATCGGCTTGAGCCGACTGACTTATAATATAATTGACAAACGTATATCCAATACCAAGTGTCTTATAATATAAACTAACGTATCCCTGATTATTGTATCCACTGCCGTCAACGTTAGAAGCAGAAGGGGCAGCAATTGCTAGCCATTTGCCGTCTGCTGATACTGCGGTTTCTGCGCCAAATTCTTGTGACGATACATCAGCAATAGACGGATTTATTATAATTGACTGATGCTGGATCCACTTGTAGGTACTCGGAGTAGTGAAATACTTTTCAAATACAATAATTTGATCTGCATCTGTAACTATCAATGTATTGCCTGACTCGGACAATGTTACTTTTTTACCAAAGTTTATGCCAGTAAGATCCGGGACTGTGGTGAGATCTATACTAGATGCACTGTACACTAGATTGTTTGCGTAAACTGCCCATAATCCTGCACCGGAATCTTTTACCCACACTAATTCATTAGTCTTGATATTAACTGGTAAATTTTGATTAGCCTGACTGATAGATTCAAATAGACAAGGAACAAACTGATATAATAGTATGCCCGGTGGTTCTGGTAAAGGTTCCCATCCTGTTGCTATTGCTCTAATGACAATCTTTTTTGGTGTCGATGCTCCCGGAGTGCCGTCAGCTGGTTCTGCACCAACTGAGTACACTGTGTAAAATCCGTCTTTTGGAACAGGAACATTTGTAAGACCTACTATGTCGCCGGCAACTACATTAGGGATTGTATTGCAGGTAAGAACTATCTCGCCAAGTTTACTAGTAGAGTTGTAAAAATATTCTGCTTTAGTTACAGTAAATGCACTCTGAGTAAATCTGTATACATTCCATCGTTCGTTAAAACTGTTTAATTTATTTTCAAATGCACACCATACATAGTCACCTTCTGTAAAGGTACTAATATTATTTGTTAACGCATCACTTAATACATCAACACTTAAATGTACATCATCGTACCTAACAAATCCTGGATTACGTAAGAATTGCTTAGTGCCAGTAGTTAACCATATATCATTGTTATAACCTAATGGTTTGATATAAACATCCGATGGACGTTGTCTGTATACAAAATCCACAAGCTGTGTATCAATAGTTGATACAAGTTCCATAGGCTGCGGATTAATTTTAAACTTTGATTCGTCTAGTATAAATTCAGTTTCATTAAACGATGTTACTGCCCCATAATCGCCAACACGAACTGCCCATTCTTCATTAAATGACAGGCTTTCCATACCGTCGGCACTTAGCACATCAAACAGTTTGTTAAAAACATTTTGTGTACCTTTCTCAATAATCATTCCTTGATAGAACTTGTATTGACTTACATCATCTTTAATAATGTTTTCAAGATACTGGCGCTTTTGATAACCAATTAAATGTTGAGCAAATTTTTGTTGTTCAGAATCAAAATTGTCAGTATCTAAATCATAAAAATCTGTAAATTGTTCTGATCGATAATCCCAATTAGCAAACATTTTTGCTGTAGGTTTATTAGCCAACATTACCCAACTAGCAGGATTAAATTCTTGTACTCCAGGAATCGTAGATAATGCAGAATAATAAAATTCTTTGTATTTTATAATATCACCGAGTGTATAATCAGTCCAAGGGGTCCAATCGTTTATAGTAGCTTGGTCAAATATAAATCCCGGAATATTAAATCCACCTTTCCAGTTTTGACTAATGTACCCTATGGCCTTAATGCGTTCTTGTCTGTAACCAGGTTCAAGATCGTAAATTACATCATTAAACAATGTTCTATTATCTAAAATTAATACATGCTCTTTTTGCACTAGATAGAATACTGCACCATAAATTCCATGAGGAGTATTAGTCGGCGTTAATGAAAATTCATTAGCATCATCATTTCTATAAGTGTTTGTAAACTCAGGTTCTAATTTTTGTCCGTCTACCCTAAAAATTTTATATCCAAAGAATGGATCTAAAATATCATTTATTACACTATTGTTAGTTCTTAATGCTAGACGATTGGAAGCTGGGCTTAAGGACAGCACTGCTCCGGCTCCCCAGTTTTGTGTTGTCCAGAATAAGAATTCTTTTACCGCAGTTTCCCAGTTTGTAATCGATTTTAATTCAGTATTAAAATCATCAAATATAAAACCTTGATTTGATAGATATGCCCCGTACCCCTGAATAAAATCTGCTACTTCTTGGATAGTTGATAACTTTGTTCCGTAACTCAAAGTTAATTTTGTCGTTGTATCCCAAGATTTTCTAATATTTGCATCACGACCACCAGATACTGGTAAGCTACCTAATCCAGTAAACAATGTTGTATCAAATTTATCAGTTGCAGTATGAGTAACATTTACTCTATAATATCGATTATTATAATTTACAATGCCCCCAGCAACATAGCGTTTTCCGGAAGTCCACAAAATATAACTTTCAGAAATTCCGCCAACATTAACAGTCCTAACAGATTCGGTCCAAGGATAATAATTAAAATATGGTTGTTCGTTATAATATCCACTGATTTCAAAACCGTCAGCAAATTTAGTAATAACTATTCCACTGTATGTAATTTTCTTAATAGCAGAAGATGTATTTAAAAATACTGTATAATTTTCTTCTGGTACAAATACTCCGCTAGTACTAGTAGGACTTTTACTATCTAATAATAATTTAAATTTATTTTTTGCAGTAAATCCGCCTAGCTTAACTCCAAGATTATTTGTTAATGTATCTAAATCTGTTTGATATTGATTAATTAATATCGAAGTATCATTAGTAATATAATCAATAATATAATTGATTAATCCCGATGTAAGTACCCTTGATGAACTTAGAGTTGTTGCTGGTAACACAATATCAGCGAGTCTAATTCGAAGCTCAGTAGTTGAATATACAAGCTGTCCACTTAAATTTTGAACTATTCGGCTTCTATCAAAACATGTTCCTAAAACTTTATTAGGTTGCATCAATAATGCTGATTGAATAATTGCAAAAGGGTAGTGTGCCGAGCGGCGCCATGCAGATTCTACTGGACCAACATCGCCGAATGCATAATATCCTTCCGCAGTTGGTTTGATAGCACCTTGTACAAATTTTGAATTAATTGGATCTTGTAAATCGCCGTTTTCATCTACAGGAACTCCCTGTGATAAAATTGATTTTGCAAATCGTTCTAATCGTCGAATTGGTCGGCTTGGTTCTCTAACAATGCCTTGACGAATATCATCCCACATGATTAAATTGTCACTGGTATACGGTAGTGGCCCGTATACTTCGTTCCACCATTTAGGTTTTATACTAAATCCTAAACATTCCCATGGGTGAGTATGTGGGCGATCTGTATCTAATACCCAACGATATACTCCTCTCCAAAATGCTGGAACAGAGGCGCCGTCGGGGGTATAATTTCCACGATAATTAAATGTAAATGGGTTTAGTCTGTTCCACCATTCAACATTTTGTTTAGTGTAATCTGTTGCAATATTATTAGTCCATTGATAGAAAAAAGTACTAAGGATTGTTTCAAATTCTTCTTTTGAATAGTCTGTTTCTCTATCATACCCAGGAATAAAATCGTAGATATTAAAGATAGTAGGATCATATTGCACTTTGATATTATTATAGATACGCTTTTCTAATTCTAATATTAGATCATCACGATAATCTCCAAATGCAACAGTTATACTACCGTCGTGACCTTGGATAACTTCTGTCGGTTCTGCATAGGTAGTGTCTAAGAACTTAGAAGGTACAAACTTAGGATATAATCCTAATTTAGTAGGGGTTGCAGGGCAGAATGACCCGTCAGTACTTTCATACTCAATTGCCGTTAGTGAATCGCCGTCGACTAAATCTGTCAGTATTTCAAAAAATACATCTGTTCCAAACTTATAATCAACACCTTCTACAAGTTGCACATCATTACGATAAATGTTAACAGATTTATTTGATAACGTTGTTAAATTAAATAATTCAGTTAACGGATAAACTTTTGTACGAGCATCGAGCACAGTGTACTCGAGTATAGTTGATGCTGCATATCCGTACATATCTGATAGATAGTAAGGACGAGTTGTTGATTTATCTTTTGCTAATTCTGCCAATACAATATCAACATGTCTGCGTGGATCAGTATCAATTCCTAAACTAGTTGCTGTTACGATAAATGCTCTTTTAAATTTACTATAATCATCTCTAGCGTGTTCAAGTGCTTTAAAAATATTTGCAGTAGGTGATCCAAGATGGTATAAACTTAAATTTAATGGTCCAGAGTGTTGGATAAATCTTGTACCATAAGGAGTAATATTTCCAATATCTCGTAAGTTGCCTGTTCCCGGGTATGTACCAACAAAAGTAGTAATATTATCAATAATTGAATCAACATGATCAATTACTTGACCTAGAGTAAATTCAGATAAATTATCATTCAGCGGGTTATTTTGTAAATTAACTGGGATTTCATAATAACCATTATTATTTTTTTGCTGTGCCGAGAAACACTTTAATGTGACAACATCGGTCAATGTAACACTTGTTGTTAGTACTACAAATTTTCTAACGGAGCCGGTAGCAATTGTATAATTAGATCTTGCTAGACGTTTTCCATTAATATATACTCTGACTTCTAAATCATTTAAATTATTAACATCGTCATAAACATCAACTGGAAAATTATTAATTAAATTACTTTCTTTAAAAATTCTTACAATAGGTTGTAAATTTTTTATCTGTGTTGTTTTCCATCCGTTAGTATATTCAAAACTATTTAAAGTAGATATTAGTTTTAAAAATCCTATATCGGTTTTCTTAGTAATAATATCAACTACATTTTTATAATTAAAACTACCAGACAGTAAATTAAATTCAAAAGCAATATCGCCAATGTTGTTTATATTTTGATACGATAATGGAAATCCCAATTCGCTATCGTTAACTCCAGTACCCACTTTATATGAAAATACTTTGTTTCCTGTAAAGGTTGTACCGTCATACAATGATGTATTTCCATAACTATACCCATTACTATCAAATATATCAAACAATGGTGCTTGATTAACTTGGGTCTTTTGCTGACCAACTTTCCATATAGTTCCGTTATACCAGTACATTAGTCCCTGATTAACTATACCTTGTTCTACTAATACCGTTTCATTTTCTAATGGAATACTATCAGTAGCTTCTACTAGATTAATCTGTCGACGATAACCAGAGAACACTTCTAATTTATGAACATCCGATCCTGTAGCAAAAATATTCGCTACCACTGTTAGATTTTTATCAGTGTACAGTTTTATTTGTGTAGTATTAATTACTAACACATAATATGCTTTTCTGTTAGTTAATCCAGAAATACTAGTGTTATCATTATTAAGATATAATACTTGATTGCCGGTAGACAATCCGTGGCCAATTGCACCAGTTAAGGTATTATTGTCAATGGTGATAATATCAGTTTCTGGGTCAACTCCCGTCAACGCATAAAACCCAATTTGCCTGCTAGGTACGGTTACATTTATAAAATTAACATTAAATATTCTACCTTTAACTAATGAGTCAGGATCAGCTGTAAATAATACTCGCATGCCGTGTGCAAGATCTACACCATCAACATTATATCCCAACTTACCTTCAATTGTAGAAAATACATCACTAGTAAATGTATCAACTAACGTGACATTTTTCTTTGCTTGGTGACCAAAATTAAATAATTTTAGTCCTGTAGTAAATTCAATAATAGGACGAATTGCACGAGCAGATTGATCTAATGTAGGTACTTGGCCGGCCATTTCGGCTGCTGTCATAATTACATCTTGGTGGAACCAACGATTGTATCTTGACCACGGATTTCTATCCTGACTTCCTCGACCAACTAAAATATAATCTTTGTATTGTGGGAACGATGTTACTGTACTAAAAGGAGTTTGATCAAACCCGTCATCGTCAAACAACAGTGCTTTTTCTTGAGAATATCCACTGATAATTTCTAAATCAGTTTCGGCAATTAATCGAATTGCTGTCCCAACACCTTCTACATACCAGTACCCTGAAGAATAGTTTAAAGGATAGATGTTACCAGTAAATTTTACTTTCATACCATTTGATAATGGCACTCCGTTACTCATAGAATAAGTTTTTTTACCTAAAATATCAGCATCAATATTTAAATAGGTATTTTCAGTAATATCTAAAACATGAAATACTCCGCCGGTATCTACACTGTTTTCACTAACATAGAATAAAACGTCAGGTGAGTTAATTCCAACAGTGAATGTAATAGTACCGGATTCAACTGCAAAGTTTGAAACTCCGGTTGTATATCTATCAAGATTACCGGCTATTCTTGAAGTTTTAATACTAAAAGGATTTCCTGGACTATTAATAACAAACGTATAGGTTTGTCCTCTGTAGAGTGTTAATGTAGGATTGCGAGTTAATCCGTCAGGTGAGAATAAGAATGCATAATTATCAGACTCATCAACTGCTTCAACAGTATATGTACTTTCTATAGCTAGTTGTTGTCCTGCAACTTCAATAGGTGCTGGACCATATGGCAACCAATAGTATTGTTGATAGTTAACAAATTTGTCCCAGTTAATATGCGGATCCCATGAGTAAGATTCTTGTTTGTTTAGTCGTTCATGGTTTAACACGTTGCCGCCAAAAACATCAACATGATTTATATGATCAATATAATCTTTGTAAAAATTAGTATTTCCAAGATAATCTTGTATAACTGCTGCCGGTTCTAATTGATAATTTTGTCGTATAGTATCAGCAGCATTTACATATATGTCATCTGATTTTACAGCCTTTGCATTTTGTCGACCAATATATCCGTTAACTTTTTTAACTGTGCCAGGTTGTGTTAATTGATCTAATGTTGCTTGTAAAAACTTTTTATTACTGTCTGTTCTAAAAATTCGTGGCAATAAATTAGCAGAGTCTCTGTTATCCAAATTTGATAATGGAAGACCTGATTCGTTTTGATCACTATTTGCCATTAGTAACTCCCGCTAGTAATAGACTGCGTACTTAAGGTAGATGTTGTCATAGTTATTGTTCCGCTGCTATTAATTTTACTAGCAGTTACGGCTGATATAATTTCAATATTATCAATAGTTGCACCACTTATAAAAATTTGATCTTTTTCTGATCGTATCTCGTATAAGCTACCAAATGATAACGATGTATCTTTAGGCACTATTAAAAAGTTTACAATGTTAGGAGTTAGTCTATTCATTACATAAGATGATAATTCACTAAAGTAAAAGCTATCGCCAAAGTCCCAATTTTCAAGTGCAAAAAATTCATTAATTGCAGATAGTACTCTTGATTTAACATCGTTGTCACTGATAACAATTTCTGCATTTTTTACAATTTTAAAAGTTGCTTGTACATCTAATGATGCTTTTTCTCCAAATAATACTTTATATTTTACTGGATGGTATATTAATTCATCACTAATAGATTTAATTTTATCAAGGTCAGTTGCTAACAAATTATACAAATAATCAGTACTAGGTGCTAGAGGTTCTTTAGCAATTGTTCCTGCTAACCATTGACGATATGTTTTATCATACTGCTTAGTTAATATAAATGTGTCAATAATATTAGTTAATCCAGGATCTATACGTGATTCATAATCTGCATTGTGTATATATTGAAACTTGATATCTCTGCGACCGTTGTATACTTTATAATTTGATGACGGTGTGAACACTCCCGTAACTGAATTTAATTTCTTAACAATATCTCCGTCTTTAAAATAAAAATATTGACCGTTACTATAAGGTTTGCTAGTATCTGGATTAATAAGACTTGTTGGTTGTGTATCTAAAATTAATACTGTACTATTACTATTATCAAATAATTTATAATCTTCTTGACCTTGGGCAATTGTATATCTTGCAAGTATTACATATTTTTTATTATTTTCTACTTCTCCAGATATTTTTTCCACAATCTCTTCAAATAACTCTGGATTATCAACAACACTATCGTCGTCAGCATCGCTAAAGGTGATTTCAATTTTTTTTGTATCAACATAGCCATCTAATCCAATATACTCTTCAGTTATTTCCCATTCACGATCATAGGTAAACGAATTGATAAAACTAGGCGGTGCTGTATTAATTCCTAGCACTTTAATTTTATCTTTAACAATTGTATTTGTTCTAGTGTCATAAATTTTATCACTGGCGTCAAAGAAAAATCGAATTTGTTTGTCGCTTTCAAAAATATATCTAATTAGTCTTGAAGTAACTGTGTAAAATTCAGTGTCAGTTGTAAATAATATTAACCAACTTGCATCTTGTTGCTGATTAGAGTTATCGCCTTGTTGTGCAATATTAAAAGATTTTAATGTGTTTAAATTTACTTCAAACACAATTTTCCAAGTAGCAGTTTCAATGTCGTAACGTAATCCAAACGGTTTATTTGAAAATATTAAATCAACCATAGTAGAGATTACTGATGTACTAATAGTAGCTTTCCATGCAGGAATAACTTCAGATAACACAGCACCATCAGGGATAATATCATTTAATATCACTGGGCCTGATCCGTCTAATAATACACCGGTATTACCGGCGGTGCCGTCGCCTGCTACAGATATTACTTTTACCCATAGGGTAGTTGTTGAATTTGCAGAAGTAGCAGATCCGGTTACTAGTGAATTATCATTATTTTTATCAAAATACTTCCCGGCAGGTGCTGTAAATTTTAATAATGCGCCTGGCGTGGCAAATCGTAAATTATTACCAGTAATTGACCCTATTTGATATGGGCCATTTGTATCGCCAATATACCCGGTTGATTGATTTGTATCTATAGTTTTAGAGTGCCATGTGACTAATAAGTCAATAGTAATTCTAGAGAATTTAGAATAATAAAAATCTCTCAATTGCGGTGTTTTTAATACCTCGTATACTTGATTATAAATTACTGCTTCAATATCTGTACGAGAAGTATAATTAAATTTAAAACTATTAATGTATTCTTCTTTATAAAGTGCTCCGTCATCAGCAAATAAATTTGTTTTACTATACTTTCCGGTTGGATCAACTAGATCAAAATATCTACTAATGCCACTTGCACTTCTGTTAACTGCTTTAACCTTAACAACTTCTTGATTAACACCCAACGGACTTAGATTATAATCTTCAGCAGTAATCATCCTATTTTGTGTGTAATAGGTAGCTGGTGCATTATTTTTAATGCTAATATTAGATTCTGTTTCTGTAGAATTACTTACAGAAGTTTGTAAACTTAATGTCAATGTTAGTGTTTCAGCTTGACCTACATTAGACACATAAGGTACTTCAATGACTACATTTTTAACATCGCGAGGATTAATTGTATAACCAATACCGTTGCTAGCACGGTAATACACCCTAAACGTACCACGAGGTAAATTGCCAAATGTGCCATCACTAAAAATTAAACTAATACGATCATTGGATCTAGTAATGACATTGTAGATGTTCTTAATTGATTTAGTTAAACTATTATATATGATATTGTTGCCTTCAATATTGGGAACTTTAGCCCAATATTCTGACTCAACTCCAGTTTGATTCAAACGATATAACCATACATCAGTGTTGTTGACATTAACTGCATCAAGGTCAACAGTCTCGTTAGTTGCCGGACGATCAATTGTAAATGTGCCTTGATTTAATAAACCTTGTCTAAAATGTAAAAAGAATCCGCTGCCAGTACTGCCGGCGCCACGACCATCATTTCTATATATAAAGGCTAATCTATTGCCAATTGCAGGTGGCTCTTCATAAATTTCGCTGGCGCCTTTAAATGTAGTTGATACTACTTCAAAGCTCATATTTCTGCCGTCAATTGATTTAGTAAATCCGTATACTGGAACATTGACATTAGATCCCTGGAAGCGATATTGTTCTGTAGGAATATTATAAATGTCAGCTTTGTCGTCTGGATTTCCAAACTGGCGGCTCGCAGGCAAGGCTGCATTTATAATTTTAATAAACTGGTCGTACCAATTAGGGTTAGCAGGATCATTCCATCCAATAACTTGATTAACTAGATTCCTACCATTAGAATCGACAACAGTTTGGGTAGTTTGCACTGCTGTAAACTTTAATAATCCCGAGCCTGCAATGTTACGTTTTGGGTTATAGCTTAAAAGTCTTGCCAATCGAAGTACGCTGTCACGGCGCTCTGCTAGCTCTAAAAAGTTTTCACGTGCGTTTAAATCTGTACGGAAACTGATGCTTTGCCCTAGGAAAGCAATAAGATCAATTAGTGCAAGGTACTCTGAACTTTCAATATAGTCGTTGAAATCTTCCGGATAATTTTCACGGATGTAATTAATCATTACTCTGCGTAAATTTTCAAAGTCGTAACTTTGAAAATCGGCATTGCGAAACGTTTGATATATACGTTTCCAATCTTCTGCTACTAAAAGTCTATTTTGTCTATCGGTTGCTGACATACGCTCTTCCCAATTATTGAGTATTTAGCGTATATTATTATGTGGGTGTTTAATTCATTAAGCCGTTAGCTTGATCAAATTTCAGCTGTATAGACTCTTGTATGTAATATGGTAAGTAGATTAATCTACATTCTATTTGAAGGCCACTGTCATACTGTGTGATTATAACTTGGTCAGCACGAACTCGTGGATCGTAGTTGATAATATCTTCAACATTTTTTGCTACTAGCTGTTTAAGTTCTTCAGTTAATGGTTCAAATAGTATGTCCCATATCACCGTACCAAATGTAGGATCATTTAATTTTTCACCCTGGCGTATATGGAAGTGATTGAGTATGTCCTGTTTGATTAAAGCAAGATCATATAACGCAAAACTAACTGCGTCAGGAGATATTGTGCTGAATCCTTTATAGGTTTTAGTTCCTGGAACATTTTGCTGTGTCTTAACTCCCGGTAAGACAATTTTATTATATAGTTTAGGATTAGCTGACATAATAGTATTTATTCGCCTGTATTATCGTCTTCGGGATCAGCAGGACTAGCAAGTCTAATAAAGGTATCTTCAACTGTTGTATACTGTTTCCACCATTCTGCAGGATCAATCATTGTTTCTGAAAAATCTGATTGCTCCGACGTTTGTTCTTCGTCAGTATCTTCATACCTATCGTCTAAATCTCTGTCAGTTTCTTCTGGCTTAACTTTTAATGGATCTAAGTTTTCATGGTACGGATACGGTTCAAAAGTTGGTACACGACGCATAATGCTTGGAGGTATAACCTCTTCTACAAACTCTCCAGATTCGTCTGATAACTTGTGTAATTTTAAACGTTGTGGTAATTCTGCTTCTGAAGCTTCTGAAGCTTCAGCAGCATCTGCGCCGTCAAAGTTTCCAGAATTAAAATGTATTTGACCGCCATCAATGTTAGTGCCAGATGCCTTAACTTCAAAAGTAGAACCAGCAGTAATTGTATATCCGTCTCCGGAGCTAATAGTAACCGCATTGCCAATTAATCTATCCTCTGCAGATCCAATTTTAGTTTTAAGATTGCCGTCAAACACTTTATCTACATCTTCTAACACATGTTGTAGATAGTTTTGATCGTATAATTTGTTAACATCTTGTTTAACATGATGTGTATAATTTTGTTCATACGTTTTATCTACATCCATTTTAATATGAATTTTTTGATTGCCGTCAACAATTAAAATTTGATCTTCAATTACGTGTGTATGTTTTTCACCACGAACTTTAGTATTAAAATTGCGTCCGCATTCAATATTAATATCACGGTCTGCATAAAAATTCAAATCGTTTTGTGTACGTACACTGATACTATCCTGTGCGTAAATATCTATCTTACCGTCACTAGTGAATTCAATCCATGTAGTCCCTCGAGCATTACTAATATAAATTAAATCTTCAGTGTTATGCATTAAGATTTGATGACCAGTTCGAGTACGCAATCGTATTAATTCATTATGTAGTAAAGTAGGATCACCGTCATCTTCTTGATTTTCTACTCTAGCATACTCGGGAGGACCTTCGCTAGCATTGGTTTTTCGTAACCACTTGTCGTCACCGTCATCCATAACAAAACTGCTGCCGCCTAATCTTGATACAAATGTATTTTGATTTCGGTATTCTCTCTTGCCAACTGCACCAGTTTTTGCGCCGTCTTGTTTATCTAACGGACCGGGGGTTGAGATTCCGAATACCATCGACGGTGTTTCTCTTCTAGCACTACTTGATGTTATACCTCGAATATCATCTTCTAGTAGTCCTTGGTCATCTAATACAACTTCTTGTGGTGTTGCAGGCTTTGTAATTGTAGTCGAATCAAGAGTTTCTGCTCCGATAATTTTATTATATTCTGCTACAGGTACTCTTTCTTTGTCAGTAACTTTAGATTCGTCAACGTTATAGTATGTTGATGCATAACCTGGTGTCATAAAATTCATTTTGTCGTCAAGTACACATCCTAACCAAAACCATCCTTGTCCTTTAACAAACATGATCATAACTGTAGATCCCACATCAGGTGGTATCATCCACATGCCGTAGCTTTTTTGTGTGTTATTGTAAGTGTCTTCAGCATCACTAACATAATCAACGCTAGTAACTCCGTAAAAAGGGCTTAGATATCTTGCTTGTAAAAGTTGACCTTCGGCCGCATCGTCATTACCAACTTCTCTGTACAACTGGACTTCAAGAATTCCCATGTAATTTTTATCGTGGTGGCTGATAACTTTGGCCAGGAACGGCCCTGGGTCAGTTTGTCTTCCTTCAGATGCTAGGTTTCTTGTATCTTCTGCCATAATTATCCATCAAATCCTGCAAGGTCAGTACTTGCTTGTATTTCTTCTGGTGTTCTAAGTTCACCTTCCCCAGTTGCTCCGTCTGCTACTGCTGGTATTACATCTTGTGTATCTTTAATAAGTTTAATCGTGCTACCTGCATCTGCAGAAGGATCATTAGTCTGACCTGCACGTCTAATTAGCGTTAATGTTTGTGTAAACCTGCCTCGATTGAATGTGCTTTCAACTCTAGTAACTTGATACAATCCGCTAAATTGATTTACTAACTTTGTTGGACCAAACGTGTATGCTCCTTTACTCATGTCAAGGTCAATAGGAGTTCTAAAGTCTACAGTAATATCAACTTCTCCTGTTTGATAATCAATACTGTAGTCAGCTGTCATATTTTCATACTGCGACTTAGCGGCTGTGTAGTTTCCCATACCGCTGTCTCCAAGATAATACGGATCGCCTAAAATAGTTATTGTTGTATTGACCATGTCAAATGGATTGTTTAATACATTATTTTGAAATTCTCGTGCGGCCCTGGTTTCAGGAGTTTCACGGCCACTAGTGCCAGTGCCAGTGTCTGTTCTAATTACATCACTGCGCACTTCTTTAGTTGCTTCCCCGGCAAGTGGTGTCTTACTACCCGACTCCGGAGCTGCTGATTGAGCATCTTGAGCAGCATTAGCGCCTGAAGATTCTTTTGCTCTTTGAGTACCTTCGTTATTTTTTCCAGCGTCTGCAGACATTGCTGAATAGAATGCCGCTTTAAATTTGATATCAAAATTTAAAACATCTAAATTCTTAGCAGTATAGATATAGTTGTAGGCCTTAACTGCTTGTTTCTTTGCCTGTGCTACTTTAGGGTTAGCAGTATTTGGTGGCATAAAACTCGATGCATCAATGCCAAATGGTACTACACGATAAACAATAAGTTTTGGCATAACACCAGTCTTATCTAAATTATCCTCTGACGGTATAGTATAAACTTGTGATTCGATGCGCCACCATGGTATTTTACCAGTGTCAGATGTTTGAGTACTGGTCAATGCTTGACGTCCGTAGTCACTCATTAACATTACTTGATTTATTGCATTGGGGATATCTGTACCTTGTGCAAATTTAAATGTACCCTCAGTAGGATCAATTGCAATGTTTCCTCGAGTATATACTTTGGCCTTTTCATCGTAGACAAGACCATCTTTGGCAAACGATGCATCGCCGATCCTTTCAGGAGTAAATCCCATACTGGCTTGACCTAGCACATTCATATCATCTTCTTCTTGAAGTAGTGTGCCGTTGCCGCCTTCATCTTTGGCTTTTAATGCTATTTTTAATTTAGTCTGTAAGTCGCCACCCTGAACTGCGCCAGTGCTCGGTGACTGTGTTGCTGAACCACCGTTATCATCATAATCAGCAGGTGCTCCAGAAGTTAGGTCGCTTGGGAACATGATTAATATTTGATCAGGTACTTTAACAATTCCTTTTTTCTTAGCGGCATCATTGAGACGTTCGTTTAAAACAACTTGTAAACTTCTTTCTCCTGTTTGCAACATTTCATGTACAGTCTTACCTCTAATGGTTATGTCTGTTTTAAGCTGTAAGTAACTACTAGAAAATCCTTTTTCATTCCATGGATACGCCGCTACGTCATATTCAGCTCCGCGTCCAGTAACTCGCATTTCGATAGTTTGCAACTTTAAAGGAAAATGCTTTGTTGTATGTTCTATAGATAAAGAATCTGCGGCAATGCCTTGCTGAGCTGAATTTAAGTGGCCTTTAAATTCTATTGTTAGAAGTAAAGGCACATCCATATAGTTTTGATAGCCTGCTGCCTGGGCCGCAATTTGCAGAGATTCAAAAAATAATCCCATGCTATAAATTTCAGTAACTTTAAATTTTAAACTTGTAGCATTTGTGTTTCCAGTATCTTTATCTAAATTTATAACACTGGCTACAGATAGGTTGTCCATAAAAAAATCAAATTTGCCGTATTCAGTCTTTACTCTATTGTCGGGGCTACCGCTGCCAGACTTTAAAATAACTTGTCCTAGTTGACCTTTTTTATAAGT